TATCATGCCCGACATCAGTCAGCGTCAACGTGTAAAGACTTTGCACCGCGCCTATGATCGGAGCTGCGTCTCTAAACCACTGATAGGTGTAGCCGACAGGATTGCCTGACCAAGTGCCCGATGTGCAGACGAGCGTCGAGTCCACGGCAACAGTCCCACTCACAAACGGCAGCTCAATCACAACCATCGAGTCAGTTGGATTAATGTGTGCGGGCTCTACCCAGCGGCCCTGAAAGAAGACGTAGAGGTTGTTGATAGTGGTGTCGAGCCAGGCCATGCCGACAAGCGGCTGAGGTGGCTGAACATCACTGATAACAATGAAGCCACTCCCAATCCCACCAGCGCCTGAGACCGGAGTCCATGCTTGATTCCGCCTCCCGTAGATTTGCCCGTCAGAAGGTGCCTCGGGCATCTCAGTGTCTTCACTGATCGAAGGCGTCCAGGTCCTTGGCGAAGACAGTGAGTCATCTCTCTTAACACGCAGTTCGTAGTAGGGTGGGTATTCGCCAGCGGGCCACACGATCAGGCTCGCATCGTCACCGACGACACTCGTGACCATGCCAGACAAGTACTGACCCGGCCCCCACCGCTCTTCAAAAGCAGTGCCAGGACGAAAGACTACCGGTTGACCAAGCTGAACGACAGCCATAGCTACCTCGAAAGCCTAAGCGTCGGTCCTTCACCAATGAGGCCGAGCAACACCACTATCACTGCAAGCACAGCCACAACGATAATCACAATCCTCGCAACCCGATTGATCGGATCAGGGACTGGAATGTAGTCGATCAGCCACAGCAACAACCATACTATCAGGCCGACGACGAGCAAGTAGATCACCAAGGAAACGAGTCCTGAAATCATGACACCCTCTCATCAAGGCTGAGCACAGCCTTATTCTCGAACGGGTTGTATTCAGTCCCTTCACTTACCGGCTGCTTGGAGCGGAACTGTGCCCATTCCCCACCAGCGTAGATGTTCGGCATGACTGGATAGGAGAAGGTGAGCGCAAGGGCGTCCGCGAGGTCGGGACTTGATATCCCTCGACGTTTCATATCTTCCTTGCGCTCGAGTTGAATCTCGTCTCTTACGTTGAAGCCGTACTCGGGAGCGGGGAGTTCGTCTCGATACTGCTGGTGAAGGGTTCCGCTGGCCGGGAGGCAACCAACCTCAAGCCACTTCCGCATCGAGCCCCAAATCTCGCTTCGTTTATTAGCTGCTCGTATCGACTCATCCACGTCAGTCCTATCTGACTTGCCGCCAAACTGGATGTCAAATACAGGGACATGGAGCTGCCGTAAGCGGTCAACCACGCCTCCACCCACTCCGCCCCCATCGACGAAGACCGCATCGGCTCGGTACTGACTAAACGCATCGGCCACCTTTCCAGCTAGAGTCATGGTGTCCACGTTCCGCAGCAAGATTGGCTCCACAGTCCTTGCGTCCCTTACGAAATACAAGGCAGGAGGCATCGTCACCAAAGCGAGCCACGTCCACTCCGATAATGAAGGGCTCGAAGGGGCTTGCCCGCTCGGGGAGTTCGCGATCCATCGCCTCTTCAACGAGGTCAAGGGAGATGAACTGCATCGAGCCCGTCCGTGGGAACACACCTCTAACACGGACGCGAACGAAGTCTGAGTCCTCTCCATAGTCCTTCACCCACCGCTTGAATTGCTCTTTGTTTGTGATCGACACTGTGCGAGAGTCGACCTCGAATGTCTCCCAGCGGTAGCGGAAGCGGCCGAAGCACTCGCGGAACCGGCCGGAGTTTCGAGTCGGGTTCCCGCAGACGAGCCACAAGATCTGTGTCTCACTGTCCGTCAAAGCGCCTTCAGTCGTCTCCCAGATCACATCTGGAATGGCCGAAGCCTCGTCGAAGATAACGAAAATCCGCTTGCCTTTGTTGTGCAAGCCAGCGAAGGCTTCCGTGCTCCGCTCCGACCAGGCGATCAAGTCCACGCGCCAAGAGCGCTCTCGCTCCGCGCTCGCACTATAAAGCGCCGTGGCCGTCATCTTAAAGAACTCACGCCCGATAAACAGCCGATACCACTTCGTTAGCTCGGCCCAAGTCTTTGTCTTCAGCTGTGTCTCTGTATTCGCCGTCACCACGCCCCTCGAGTCCGGGTATGTGCTCAGCGACCATAGGATGATCCACGAGACAAGAGCACTCTTGCCCACTCCATGCCCAGAGGCAACAGCTAGTTGAATTGCTTTGTCCGGCGTGAGTAAGCCGTCGCGAATAGTCTCGAGAACCTTGGTCTGCCATGTTTCCGGTCCCTTAAACTTTTCAAGCTCTGAATCCTCTTTCCCCCACGGAAAAGCACTCGCGACCCACGCGACTGGATCGTCGGAGGTGAAGCCGAGAAGCTCGGTGAGCAGTTCGTGGTGGGACTTAGCTACCAACCGTCTCTCCAAATCCTAACCGAGTTCAACTTAAACACCCGCCGACTTGACCAATGCCAACGCAGCATCCTGATCAGCGGCCGCCTACAGAATTTAGTTCTCAATAACCTTGATCTCATTGGCCTTGGCCTTCGCTGCCATAGCGCGTTTCCTAGCCTCTTCAAGCCTGTCCCCGAACGAGTTCATATCCACATTCACGTTAACGGACTTCGTGGTGGGAGCGAACCCTGTCCTGTCCGCCAGCGTCTTAACCATTTCAAGAAGCGCACCAGGCGTGAATTCTTCTGGATGCTCATCCAGCCTTTCACGAAGCTCCGCAATCGCATCCAGCGAGAGCGTCGCCATCCGATCATGGAGGCTCGCGTAAGTCGCATCTTGCGCTGTGCGGTAGAACTCGAGAAGCTCTTTGAAAGACGGGTCGGCCTGAAGTACGCTGATGCGGCTAAGGCTGTATCCGGTAATGAGACTTGCCTCACCTGGTCGCATTCCTGCTGCGAGAGCCCGAGCGAGTGCATGGTGTGAGTCTCGCAGCTTAGCGATTGGTCTTGACTGGACACCACGCGGAGCGTCGAGGAGCGTGAGATCGCTTTCATGGAGTTCTCTGACAAAATCCACCTCCGGCTCATTCGCAGGCCGTCCAATTATTCGGGGCAAGTTCGTCTCCACTCAGTCCTCACATATTCGCGGATACCAGCCTTGGGCTGAAAAGCCGGGTAGAGTTTGTTCCTGAACTCTGTCTCACCTACATCGTAAGGCAGTCCGACGAATTGATTATGCTTGAGTAAGTAAAGCAAGGCAAGACCGGGTGCTCGACTTATCCCCTGGTTGCAGAAGAGCAAGACCCTTTGCCCGATATCAAGCTCCAGTTCGATGTACTCCAAGGCCGTATTCATCATCTCTGGATTGAAGTAAGCCGCCCGATCAGCATCCACCATATTCAAGATCAGCATCCGGTTACGCCGCGCGAAGAGGTACTCAGGGTCTTCCCTCGGAGCACCGCGCCCTGTGTACCCGAGGGCCTCTCTATGCCAGGGCTCCTTCGCGCACGAGACTGAACTCCACTCGACATTATCTTTGATGGCCTCGAAGTCCTCTCCAGTTCCGACGAAAAGGTCAGGGAAGACCTCTCTCATGCGGCCTCCTGCTCAAGCCAGTCATCAATCAAGTCAAGGTGCTGGCTTCGCACCGGCAGTCTCTCAGGGTCCTCGTTAATCCTTCGAACAAGCTCTCTTCTCCCTGGGTTGAGTAGAACCATGTCCCCTGGCCGCACGGCAAGTGTTTGTGTCCACCATTCCCTGAGCTCTTTCGAAGGAGCGCAAAGAATGACCCACGCTGTACGATCAGGCGGCTCCTTTGCGAGAGCCGCAAGTCGTTCGTTCCTCTCCAACAAAAGGCTCGGGACATGGTGCTGGGGCCAGCGCCTAACGAACCCTCGCTCTCTCGCGATCAGATCGAAGTCCACTACAATGTCCTTTTCATGAGCGTTGGCTCGGACATAAGTGCTCTTTCCACTCGCCGGTGGCCCACAGATGAGCATCACCCGACAAGAGGGCTTTGGAAGGTCAGGCCTGGTAAGTTTGTTCTCTCTCATAGCTCGGCCCCAACCCGTCAGTCCTACCACAGTCGGCCAGCCCTGTCAAGTACCCTCGGCCCGATTTAGTGTACCTCTGAGCAACTGAGCTATGTTCGGTTGCTGACATAAGGGCAGAGAGAAGTTCCCCAGTGGAAGAGAGGTATGTTGAAAAACTCATCATCGTTGAGTTAAGGGGTTGCAAAAACTGTGCCAGTTGCTCTCGACGGGCACCCCCTACCCTGAGTTGTAAAAAAGCTCGAGAATATATTCATAGGCCTGCAGTCCTAGGACTCGAGTCATGTTACATACCATCAGCATCATACGTATGATACACTCGATGCACATGATGAGTATGATGTGTATTATATTACGGACTCTATTCCCAGCAACAATATTGCCGAGTTGTCCTAAACAACGAACTTATATTTCTAAGAATTTCAAAGAAAAGTGTTGCATCCATATGGGGGACTGATAATGTGTGTTTACCGGATTGCACCAACGCAGTTCGGTTCAACCGGCCCACGGGCCAAATGGAGTCTAAAATGATCACGCTTTCTCTCGGTAAAGATATCACCCGCACTGTCGACATGGCCGATTTCGGTTTCGAGTCATGGGACGATATGTCGCCGGTCGCGCAGCACATCGCCCACAAAGGACTCGAGAACGTGGTTAAGGACACCCACGCCTCGATCACCAAAAAGGACAACCCGAAAGATTTCGCGGAATTGTCCGAGGCAATCGCGGACAAGAAATTGGACGCGCTGCGGAACGGCGATTTGCGGGTCATCTCGTCGGCCAATCCGGCCAAAACTGTCAAGGGCCTAACTGCCGCCCAATTGTTGGCCATGATGACAGACGAGCAAAAGGAAGCTCTCGGGATCGCGGCCTAAGCAATCCGGTGGGGGAGCAATCCCCCACCAACTTTCCCCCACAACAGGAGTCTAAAATGCAGTTCGACATGCAAGTTTATTGGGCAGGTTTCGCAATCGCAGGCCTGATCCTTCTCGCAGTAATCGCGGCGCAGACGATGGGAGCGCTCTAATGCTGTATACAGTTCGCACACAGTTCAATGGTCGAGTCCGGTATTATTACTGCGACAACAGACACGACGCCGAATACTTGTTCCTCGTGCTGAAAGCGGATATCCTGAATGGAGAGGTTGGCCTCTGGCTGGGCGACCAGCTCCTGTCCAGTGTTGAGAAGGCAGATGGAAAGGAGGTGGGGGAGTGATCCCCCTGCTTCCTTCCAACTGGCAGTCCAGAGAGACAGCGCCCGCTCCCTTACTCCCAGTCCAGAGAGACAGCGCAGTGCTCGATATGGCTGCATAAACGGTTTATCCAACCATACCAGTCACTAATACCTCGCCAGTTGATACTCCATTTCCGATTTCACGTTTTGAGACCCCCCCACTTCAACTTCTGAGCTGTTTTTTTTTTTTTTTTTTTTTTTTTAGGAAAAAACGAACGCTCTGCGCTTAGAGCACACATGGTACCTGTTAAACCGGAAATGGAAAACAGCCATATTCCTCACTCCACACATATCCCAGAAGTTATCCACATCTACGCTTGCAAACTCGCCAAAAATATGTTAAAATGGTTTCACAGTAAATGGAGAACTGAAATGCGCCGACCGACAGGCCGACAAGCAGTTGCAAGGAAGATCATGCTCGATGCGAGTCAACGGGCGATGGAGACAGGCGAGCACACGATAAGCCTTCGATGCAGATCACGCTCAGATGCATTTAATATCAGGCAAAGCTGTTACAGCTATCAACGGACTTGGGCACATCAAGTCGAAGAGCAAGCGGCGATTGATGGGAAAGACTCTTACACAGTATTGAATGAGACAATGCTTCGCGCCTCATGGCCAAGTGCTTCGATCAGGTATGAGTTCCTCGAAGGCCAACATTGGCTCGTGATTGAGTTCAAACGAATACCAACTGATCCAGACTGGGACGACATCATTAAAGAGAGAATGGTTGCGGGGCTGCCACCAAGATCCGGCGAACACCTTAATAGTGATGAAATATATAACTTGATTGAGGCTGAGGTGAAGCCATGATGAGCGAGGCGCAGATACTCAAAGCGATTGATGAAGCCCGTAAGAACGGGACAATCACTTTTATATCAGATGAGCCGAAGAAAGATCGGGCGAAGGTATATCGCACGCTTGATAAGCAAAAGGAAGATGTGCTTCCGCTCTTCCCAAATGAAGATAGGTTTGAGGTTAATGTCACTGGGGATAGAGTAACAATTAAGAGGAAGAGTGAAGATAGCTTGCTTCTCGTCCCAACGCCTGGTGAGGTGAAGACTGTTGAGGTAAAGCCTAAAAAGGCGAGGAAGAAAACACCAGCGATTGAAAAGGCTGAGAATGATATAGAGAGGGTTGAACGCTCAATTCAACTCCACTTGCATGAGCTTACGCCTGAGCTACTGCGAGAGCATAGGCAAGCGCTTATGATCAGGCGAATTGCAATCGAGTATTATCAAGACACTAAAGATGAAGTCTTTATTCCAGTCTTCAAGTGTGAGACAAGTGATTGGGAGAACCGTGTTCAAGAGGCTTTTAATCCTGACTACATGCCTGAACAAGAGTTTAAGCTGCTTCCAAGGCGCGAGCAAATTAGGAAGAGAATAGGCGAGATACAAAATAGCTCTGATCCAGACGAACAACGTGAAGCGAAGCATTTGCTCGAAGAACTTGATCGCTTGATCTTGCTTGAAGATAAGAAGTGGACAGACCCTGACGGACTTCTTGACTGATATTGCTCTATAAACCGTTTATACAGCAATATGAAACACTCAATGAGGAAAGATTACTCATATTGACAGCACCGAAATGGCGTGTTAGAATTGCAAGTTAGAGCAACAACGGAGTCTAAAATGGATGCAAATCAGGTCCGCGCACTCGCGGTCAGCTACCACGCCTTGCTCGAGGCCAGTGCGTGCGGCAATTCTGCCGCCGCAAACACTTGGGCCTATATCTTGGACAAAGCTCAGAAGGCCACTGGCGTCATGCTCATCAAGCAGGAAACGGTGGACTTCTGGAAAGAATGGAGCAAAGCAGCATGAAACCGCACGGTCTCTTCGAGGTCTGGACACCAGACACAGTTGCCGAATGCCTGAATGGAGTTAAGGACGATCTTTACTCCGCTCTGTGGGCACTCGTTCCTTACTACACCAAGCGCGATCCAGAAGCTGAGTGCCCACCCGATCCAGACTTCAATGCTCTGGCGCTTTTCTGGGACAAACTCTCCCCCGAGCATCAAGCCATTTTGAATGAACTGGCTGTGGAAGAGGAGAAATCCTATGGCCGAGTTTAGCGTCTACTGGTGGGATAAGGACGGAGGGCAGCATCGTGAGCTGTCCTTCGTCGAGGCCGAGCCAGCAATGCGTGCTGTGAAACGACTCACTAGCGGGCCAGCATTCATGCTTGGTATCGTCAAGCGCATAGTCGTTACTGACGGCGGCGACTGTTGTGTGTTTGAGTGGATCAAAGATGTTGGAATTACCTTTCCAAGGAAGCCGGAGGAGCAAGCATGAGATATGGTATCTGGTGTGCGGTCAGTGGTGGCGTGAGCGGCCACAGAGAAGCTTGGTTGAAGCAAGGGAATGAACTCCTGGTCTTCAACGACTACGAGAGCGCCAAGCAAAGCGCGAAAGAACTGCAGGATGCCAAGCGCAATCACCCCTCAGCCGTCTTCGCTTATGTGCCGAGGCCGATATGAACTGGATCACAATAACTAAGGAGGCGCACGAAGCAATCAAGCGAGCTGCTACCCTCCCTTTCTTCGAGATGGGAGTGGAGAACGATGATGGAAGCTGGGAAATCCCACTTTCACCTGCTGTGCTTGACAGGCTTGAACAACAACAGAAGCCAGGCGAAACCCTCAGTGATACAATCCTCAGAGCAATTAAGGAGCTGAAATGAAGAACAAGTTTGAAGAGAAGGAAATGGAACTGAGCCAGGTCATTGATCAGGCTTGCTCGACTCTAAGCGAGCTTGGAGATGAGATGCAAGAGGCCTTCGACAACACTCCCGAAAACCTGCAGACCTCTTCTTTGGGCGAGGCTCGTGAGGCAGCCGCGGATCAACTCAGCAGCATCGACAAACCCAGCGTGCATGAGTCACTCGAGGCCACCAAGGTCAAAGTCCACATTCCAGTGCGGACACCGAGTCAGGAAAAGAAACTCTCTCGTTCGGACAGGCGTGATGACGCGATCTCCATGTTGCAAAGCGCCGTCGATGTGCTGAAGGACATGGAGTCCTACCACGGAGTTGACTCATTGCTTGAGGAACTCGATCAAGTTATCTCTGAGGCTGAGGCCGTCGAGTTCCCGGGGAGGTCTGCATGAGTCCCTGGCTCTATATCCCTGGCTCAGCCATCTTAGGCTTTGCTTGGTTAGAGACTTGCTTCCATCTCATCGAGCTTGCTTCGTGGGGACTCAAATGAAGGCAGTCCTCATCGACCCTTGGCTGAAGACAATCGAGGAAGTCGACCTCGACTCCGACAAGAACATCGGAGCGAGGATCGGCTGTGAGTGGATTACTGGCGTCAAGATCAGCAATCAAGTCTTCATGTATCTCGATGAAATCGGCTGTCTCCCACCCTCAGAGGGAGGCCCGAAGGTCCAGCGGTTCTTCACCTTCGAGGGACCATCGTTCAGGCCTAATCTCAGGTTCGGGGGCTGTGGCCTTGTTCTCAGGACAACAGCTGGTGGTGACTCACGACCTTCTAAGCCAGGTGATCTTGTGCTGCTGAAGAGCATCGTGAAGTGGCTGGAGGTCCATCCAGTCGACGTTGCTCACAGTGAGTCTTGGGTCGATCACCCGATCCTCGGTCGAGTCAAGCAGCTCAAGAAAGCTATCGTCTGGGCCAAGGGCAATAAGGAGAAGGCATGAGTAAGAAATACCCAGTCCCTGCTCACTCAGCAAACATCTGGACAGAGGGCCATAAGCTCTTTCTTGAGCTTGGCGGTCATGCTGTCCAGATCTCGCTTGATAAGTGCTCGATTGAGACAGGGCCAAGCAACGCCCCGCTCGCTCGGCAACTCGGGTGGAGCACACTCTTGTCTGTCCTGCGCTCGAGAGAAACCGCTGGACACACGCCCAGCATTGGACAAAAGGGCTCGCCCGTCCAGCACGACATCGAGCGAATGGTTAAAGAGTATAAAGCAAAGAAACGAACCACTGTTATTGGTGGAATGGAGTTCGACAGCGACGAGTTACTTGGCTTCCTCAAAAAAGAAGGAATTATCTAATGCAGCATAAACCTACTGAAGAGCAACAGGAGATCGTGGACTTTGCGAACTCAAGCAAAGCCAATCTCTTGATTAATGCTCTTGCGGGCGCAGCCAAGACCAGCACGCTGGAACTGCTGTGTGATAAGATGCCTGTTCAGCCGATCCTCTCAATCGCCTTCAACAAGCGCATTGCTGAGGAAATGGCTAAGCGCCTTCCAGGCCATGTCAAGTGCTCGACCATCAATGCGCTTGGACACAGGGTTTGGGCTGACGCGACAGGCAGGCGCTTGACTCTCGATACCAAGAAGACGAACACTATCTTCAAGGCCGTCGCAGACAGCATGTCGAAGATCGATCGGCAAGATATGCAAAACTCTTACGACGAGATCATGAAGATCGTGCGGGCAGCTAAGGTCGCTGGCTACATTCCAGACAAGTGCTTTCCAAGTGCGAAGAGGCTTGTTACAGCGGATGATTTCTTCAACTCATTAGAGGATATTCCGACACCACTGATGACCGACGCAGCCGACAAGATTTTGGTTAAGTCCATCAACATGGCTTACGACGGCTTCATTGACTTCGATGACCAGATCTACATGCCCACTCTCTTCGGTGGCACCTTCCCTAAGTTCCCCATAGTAATGGGAGATGAGACGCAGGATTGGTCACCTCTCAACCATGAGATGCTCTCTAAGCTAGTGCAGGACAGGCGGTTCATTGGAGTGGGCGATCCCTGGCAAGCTATTTATGGTTTCAGGGGCGCGATGTCCAACTCAATGGCGGCTCTCGGCACCCGCTTCGAGTGTAAGGAGATGGGACTGAGCATCTCGTTCCGCTGCCCGAGAGCCGTGATCCGCAAAGCACACTCTCGCGTGCCTCACATGCGCTGGCCTGAGTGGGCGATCGAGGGTGAGGTCAAGCAACATGGACTCTGGGACATCGACAAGGTTCCAGATGGTGCGACAGTGATCTGCAGAAACAATGCCCCTTTGTTCAAAGCCACGCTCGACTTACTCAAGAACGGTCGTGGAGCTAAGCTCGTCGGGGCCGAGGTTGGTCCAGGCCTTGTGAAGATCATGCGGAAGTTCGGTCCTGAAAGCATGAACCAAGAGGCCATGTTCACTGCCATCGAAAAGTGGGAACAGGATGCACTGAAGAAGACCCGCAATCCAGGCGCTGTTGCAGACAAGCGGGAATGCCTTGAAGTCTTTGCTATGGCAGGGCCGAACCTTGGTGCAGCCATCGCCTACGCTGAGCACGTTCTCTTCAAGTCAAGCGGCACAATCACACTGATCAGCGGCCACAAGAGCAAAGGACATGAGTGGGATAACGTCTTCCACCTCGATCCCTGGCGCATCCCGAGCAAGTGGGCTTCACCAGGCACTGAAGAGTACAACCAAGAGCTGAACGTGAGATATGTCATCGAGACTCGCGCGAAGCAATCCCTCAACCTCATCTCGATGCAGGAGAAGGACTGATGAATAAGCTTTCACCAGAGCAACTTGATCAACTCGACAAGATCGTCCTCGAGCTTCGCAAGTCGAAGGAGACGATCAAGGACCGCCACGAGTCAGTTAACGGCGTCATCAACGTACTGAATGAGGAGATCGAGCACTACAATCAACTACTTCTTGAGGCCCAGGACTTTCGCAACGCGGTCGCAGAGACGATCGAGGGTGATTGGGCTGACAAGCCTGAAGAGTGGTTTGAGACAACTGCTGGTGAGGAGCTGTGGCCGAGGTCGAGCTTGAGTCACTGAAGCACGATGAAGAACTCTTGAGCTTGCCACAGAGCGCATGATCCTTCGCTCTTTCCATGGACTGCGGTTCGAGGCCCTCTCACCAGCGAGATATCTCTTTCGTCTGGCTGAGAGTGGCCCGGCCTTTGAACTCGCTTTCGATGGCGTCGTCTGGACTATATCTCTCCTCGGAGAGGTGAGTGACAGATGCTTTGCCACTCGAGATGCAGCAACCATTTGGCTCTACGAGCAAATCATCCTCGCGGAGCTGAACCAAAAAACCTTATTTCCTTACGCACACCTGGGAGAATCGAATGAGCGAAACAACTAATGGAAACTCACTTCCTGCCCCACGCGAGGCCATCATCGAGCAAGCCCATCGCCTCCACCAAGAGGTGGCACATGAGCGCGATACACTCCGCAAGCAGCTCTCCGACGCCCTGACCGTGATTAAGGGCCTCGAAGC